ACGATCGTTATGTAACGCAAGGCGAAAGAACGGAAGATCAGCAGAAAAAAGGTGGCGAAACAGTAAAAAGCGCTTTTACTCCGAAAAAAGTAAATACCGATATAGGGTTTGAAGCAGGTGAGGTTAAGTCTAATTTCTTTAAAAAGAAGTCACCAATGAAAATGAATTACTTTAAAAAGTGAAAGCAAAAGGATTAGGAGATACAATAGAAAAAATTACAACCGTAACCGGAATTAAGAAAGCAGTTAAAGCTTTACCTTGGGATTGCGGTTGTGATAAAAGAAAAGAAACATTAAATAAGATGTTTCCATATAAATAACAATTAAATTTAATACAATGGCAAAAAAGAAAGAGTACACAGAGTTCGAAGTAGTAAAAACAAGTAAAAAATTAGAAGAGCAAGAGCTATCTCAAATAAAAGAGGCAGTTGCTAAAGCTAATGAAGTACAAATGCAAATAGGTGGAGTTGAGGCTCACAAGCACACACTTTTAGAAACCTTAAAATTATTAAACAAGGAAGTTGAAAGTACGCAGAAAATATTAGCAGCTAAATACGGAGATGTGACTATTAATCTTATTACAGGGGAATTTACAGAGAATGATGCAGCTGATAAGAAAGATTAGTATAGGGAAAGATTATAAAAATGACGCCATGCACTACACTGTTGGACAGGAAGTGTATGGGGGTCATGTTATAGAGAACATTATAGAAGAGGACACAAAATTTTCTATATATATATCTAAAGACGGAGCCGTGATGCCTTGGAAAGACTTCAATAAAAACATGGCTATTTCAGTGGAATATAATATCTCATGGTAAAATGCAAAGTGTATTTAATTACCTTGTAACTCCCCAGGGAGGAAGAACAACCGCAGAAATTACAATTGAAGGACAAGAATTACTATTAAACACAGAATTACAAAATCATGAGTATTCGAATAGAATAGGTGTTATACTAAGTTTGCCTTTAGCAGAAAAGTATAAAGAGTTGCAAGAGGGAGATGAAGTGATATTACATCATAATGTATTTAGAAGATTTAGAGATGTAAGGGGTAAAGAAAAGAATAGTAAAAGCTATTTGACAGAAGAAACTTATTTGGCCCAGCCAGATCAAGTTTACGCATATAAAAGAGACGGCGAATGGAAAGCTTTAGAGGGTTTTTGTTTTGTTGCTCCGGTTAAAGAAACAAAAATGTTTTCTTTAGAAAATGAAAAGCCATTACTTGGAGTAGTTAAATACTGCACTTGTGGTTTAGATGTAGACACATTGATAGGATTTAAACCTACATCAGAATATGAGTTTATTATAGAAGGGCAGAGGTTATACCGAGTACCCACCAATTCAATTACAATTAATTATGGACATAAAGGAAACGAAAAGGAATATAATCCTAGCTGGGCAAAAAGCCGTTGAAGAATTAATAAAAGTAGCTAAAGAAGCTATTGTGGATTCAGACGACGATATATCAGCAGATAGATTAAAAAATGCAGCGGCTACAAAAAAGCTGGCTATATTTGATGCCTTTGAAATTTTAAACCGTATTAATGATGAGCAACGTGCTTTAGATAACAAGCCAAAAGAGGAGGCTGTGAAGAAAGACTTTAAGGGCTTTGCTGAAAAAAGATCTAAGTAATGTATACTCAAGATCTATACAGTATAATAACGCCTATTAAGTCTAATACTATATCCAGATTAAATAGAAGCAGAAAATGGGAGTATGGCTATAACAAGGAGCACGATGTTGTTGTTATAAGCAAGACCGGCAAAATAGGCGATATATATAATATACAAGGATTAAAAATTGCTTTGCCAGCGGTCCCCGCTAAAATAAGTAAAGATACTGACAAGTGGACACCTGAGGAATACCCTAAGGAGTTAAAAAGTATAAACAGTATATTTGATTGGCGTGATTACCCTGATGAATTTAAAGCAACTTGGGAAAAATATATAGATGAACAATTTAGAAAAAGAGAAGAGGGTCATTGGTTCAATAATAGAGGCGTGGCTACTTACATTACTGGTACTCACTTTATGTACCTGCAGTGGTCCAAAATTGATGTTGGGCAACCAGACTTTCGAGAATCAAATAGATTATTCTACTTATTCTGGGAAGCTTGCAAGGCAGACAAAAGATGTTATGGAATGTCCTACCTCAAAAATAGACGATCTGGATTTTCTTTTATGGCTTCCGGCGAGACTGTTAACCAAGCAACAATATCTTCAGATGCTAGATTTGGAATACTGTCCAAGTCTGGGGGAGATGCAAAGAAGATGTTTACGGACAAAGTTGTACCAATATCGATTAACTATCCATTCTTCTTTAAACCAATACAAGACGGAATGGACCGTCCCAAAACAGAACTCGCCTACAGAGTCCCCGCTTCAAAATTTACAAGGAAGAAGCTCGATTCAAATGTCTCAACAGAAGACATCGTTGGGCTTGACACAACAATCGACTGGAAAAACACAGGTGACAACGCGTACGATGGTGAAAAACTAAGACTATTAGTACACGACGAAAGCGGTAAATGGGAAAGACCAAACAATATACTTAACAACTGGCGAGTAACAAAAACTTGTTTAAGATTAGGTAGCAGGGTTATTGGTAAGTGTATGATGGGGTCAACATCAAATGCCTTAGACAAAGGAGGAGAAAACTTTAAGAAATTATACAATAGCTCTGATGTAACTAAGCGCAATGCCAATGGTCAAACGAAATCTGGGCTATATTCTCTTTTCATTCCAATGGAGTGGAATTATGAGGGTTTTATAGACGAATACGGACATCCAGTATTTAATAAGCCACTAGAAGGCACCATGGGGCCACACGGAGACGTTATAGAAGTCGGAGTCATCGAGCACTGGAATAATGAGGTAGATGGATTAAAAGGCGACCAGGACGCTCTAAATGAGTTTTACAGGCAATTTCCTAGAACGGAATCTCATGCGTTTAGAGATGAGAGTAAGCAATCTTTGTTTAATCTTACTAAGATATATCAGCAGATTGATTATAATGATTCTTTGATACAAGACAGGCATGTAACTAGGGGTTCATTTCATTGGAAAGATGGTTTGAAAGATACTAAGGTTGTATTTAGTCCTGACCAGAGAGGTAGATTTTATGTTAGCTGGACACCCAAGAAGTCTTTACAGAATAATACTATTACTAAGAATGGAATTAAGTATCCAGGAAACGAACATATAGGTTCTTTCGGTTGTGATAGCTACGATATATCAGGTACTGTTGGTGGAGGTGGTTCTAATGGTTCTCTTCATGGACAGACTAAGTTTAATATGGATGACGCACCAAGTAATTCGTTTTTCTTAGAATATATAGCTAGACCTCAAACGGCAGAGATGTTTTTTGAAGATGTACTAATGGCATGTGTGTTTTACGGTATGCCTATACTAGCAGAGAATAATAAACCAAGATTATTATATCATTTTAAGAATAGAGGTTATAGAGGGTTCTCAATGAATAGACCTGATAAGGTTTATAACAAGCTCTCTAAGACAGAGAAAGAACTCGGAGGCATACCTAACTCATCAGAAGACATAAAACAGTCTCATGCATCAGCTATTGAGTCTTACATTGAAAAACATATTGGTTTTGATGTTGATGGAACTTACAGAGATTCTGATGAAATAGGTGATATGCCTTTCAACAGAACTCTTCAAGATTGGGCTAAATTTGATATTAACAATAGAACTAAACACGATGCCTCTATTAGTTCTGGATTAACCATAATGGCGAATCAAAAAAACCTATACACACCTCAAAAAACAGAGTCAAAAATAAGTATTAACTTTGCAAGGTATAGCAATGATAGCTCACGAAGTAAAATAATTAGATGAGAGAAGTAAAAATATCCATAAAAACAGAAAGTTTTCCAGACCAATTTATAAAAGATTCCGTAAAAGCTACCCCTTCATTTGGTCTTCAAATAGGTCAGGCTATTCAATACGAGTGGTTTAGAGGTCAAGGAGCAAGTTCAAGGTTTTACGACCAACAAAGAGAATTTCATAGAAGAAGAATTTATGCTAGAGGTGAGCAATCTGTAGCTAAATACAAGAATGAATTAGCTGTAGATGGAGATTTATCTTACCTTAATTTAGATTGGACTCCGGTTCCTATTCTACCTAAATTTGTAGATATAGTTGTTAACGGAATGTCTGATAGATTATTCAAGGTAAAAGCTTATTCTCAAGATGCTATGTCTCAGGAAAAGAGAAATTCATTTCAAGAAAACATACTAGGGCAGATGTTAGTTAAGCCTATTTTAGAAGATATGCAGGCTGAGACAGGAGTAAATCCTTTCAGTATGAATCCTGATGAGTTACCTAAAGATGATGATGAACTATCTTTATATATGCAGCTTAATTATAAGCCTGCTATTGAAATAGCTGAAGAGCAAGCGATTAACACTCTTTTAGACGAAAACAACTATAACGATTTAAGAAAACGACTGGATTACGATGCTACTGTTTTAGGTATTTCTATTGCTAAGCATGAGTTTTTATTAGGAGAAGGAGTGAGGGTTTCATACGTTGACCCTGCTAATGTTGTTTATAGTTACACAGAAGACCCTTACTTTAAAGATTGCTTTTATTGGGGAGAGGTAAAGACTGTTCCTGTGACGGAATTAGTTAAGATTGATCCTACATTAGAAACTGATGATTTAAAAAAGATTTCTGAATACAGTCAGAGTTGGTATGATTATACGAACCAATCACAGAGACAAGATAATGATATTTTTACTAGAGACACTTGCACTCTTTTATATTTCAATTATAAAACAACTAAAAAAGTAGTTTATAAAAAGAAAGTTTCTGAATCAGGTAGTATTAAGATGATACAAAAGGATGATAATTTTAATCCTCCTGCTGAAATGTTAGAAGATGGAAATTTTGAAAAAATAGAAAA